ACAGCGGCACAATATCGACAGTAGTATCTGAGGCTGATACACGTAATAGTAATTACGTCGCAATGTATTGGCCATGGGTATTAATTCCAGATCGTGACTTAGGTAAAAATGTTTTTGTTCCTGCTAGCGTTGTTGTACCAAGTGTATATGCATTTAATGACCGAGTAGCTGCACCATGGTTTGCGCCAGCTGGTCTTAACAGAGGCGGAATTGAAATTGCTGTACGTACTGAACGTAAGCTTAATCAAAGCAACCGCGATACATTGTATGATGCAAATGTCAACCCAATTGCTAGTTTCCCTAATCAGGGAGTAGTAGTTTATGGTCAAAAGACGATGCAAAAGAAATCATCGGCATTGGATCGTGTAAATGTGCGTCGCCTATTAATTGCTGCTAAGAAGTTTGTTGCTTCAACTAGCAAATATTTGTTATTTGAACAAAATACGGCAGCTACTAGAAATAGATTCTTAAGTATTGTTAATCCATACTTCGATAATGTTCAACAACGCCAAGGCTTGTATGCATTTAAAGTTGTAATGGACGAAAAATTAAATACTCCAGAAGTAATTGACCGTAATGAATTACGTGGAGCTATTTATTTACAACCGGCAAAAGCTGCAGAATTTATTATTATTGACTTTAACATCCTTCCGACTGGTGCTGCTTTCCCAGAATAGTCATAACGGATAAAAATAAACAAGGAGAAAACTAATGGCAGAAAAAATTGTTTCGCCCGGTGTATTTACCAATGAGATTGATCAGTCCGCTTTACCAGCTGGTATTGCCAGCATCGGAGCTGCTGTTATCGGTCCAACACACCGTGGGCCTGCAAATATTCCGACAACAGTAACTAGTTATTCTGATTTTGTAGCTAAATTTGGTGGAGTGTTTACTGTAGGTACAGGTATAAATGAAGCCACTTACAAATACTTAACTAACTATTCTGCACAAGAATATCTTAAATATGCTGATACATTAACGGTAGTTCGCGCTGCACCTAGTGATATAGCATATGCTAATAGTAATGTAGTAGATCGTTCTGGTACTGGTACAATATCATTTCGTTTAGATGTTTTATCAGCCGGCGCCCAAGAAAATTCGGGTCGAGTAGCTGCATCAACAGCTGGATCTGGTAGTTCGGCAGATCAAACAACTGGTGGTAGATTAATATCCGGATCTGAAACTAATTTGCGCTGGGAAGTGTCAAATGTAAGCACTACCAAAGGTACATTTACATTGCTGATACGTCGTGGTGATGATATCATGAATCGTAAAATTATTTTAGAACAATACAATAATTTAACGTTAGATCCAACATCACCAAACTACATTGCAAAACGAGTAGGTGATGTATCTTATACATTGTTAGGATCAGGTACATCAGATCCATACTTCCAAATTTCTGGATCATATCCAAATGTATCTAGATATGTACGTGTAAGTAACATTTCTAATACTACTACTTTCTTTGATCAGAACGGTAAAATACGTATTAATAGCTTGTCAGGTAGTTTACCACAAGAAGTATCGGGAACATTCTCAGGTGGTAGTAATGGTACAGAAGTTTCAAAGTCATTTTTTGAAAATATATTTACACGTAATGCAGTAGATGCTAACGGAGTGCTTGGAACAGGTGATGCCGACAATGACAACCGTCAGCAAGGTTTTGATATGTCTCAAAGTATTTTCCGTAATGCATATTTAGATGCCATTAATTTGTTATCTAATCAAGATGATTATGATTTCAACTTGTTAACGTTACCAGGCTTAGTAGACGAAAATACATTTGCTGGCAGCATTTTAACTTCGGCGCAACAAATGATTGAAAGTCGTGGTGATGCATTCTTAGTAATAGATCCTGTAAAATATGGCTCATCTTTATCAAACGTAGTAAGTATTGCGGATTTGCGTAACAGTAATTATGTAGCTGAATATTGGCCATGGGTATTGATTAATGATTCAGATTTAGGTCGTGCAGTTTTTGTTCCTGCAAGTACTGTTGTACCAAGCGTATATGCATTTAATGATCGAGTAGCTGCTCCATGGTTTGCACCTGCAGGTTTAAATCGTGGTGGTATTGATGTAGCACTTCGTACAGAACGCAAATTAGACCAAAGCAATCGTGATACTTTATATGATGCAAATATTAATCCAATTGCTAGTTTCCCTAATTTAGGTGTTGCTGTATATGGACAGAAAACATTGCAGAAAAAGGCATCAGCGCTTGACCGTGTAAATGTACGTCGTTTATTGATTGCTGCTAAGAAGTTTGTTGCATCAACTAGTAAGTATTTGATCTTTGAAAACAATACTGCTGCGACGCGCAATCGTTTCCTTAGCATTGTTAATCCGTACTTTGATAACGTTCAACAACGTCAAGGTTTGTATGCGTTCAAGGTTGTAATGGATGAAAAATTAAATACACCTGAAGTGATCGACCGTAATGAATTACGTGGTGCAATTTATTTACAGCCTACCAAAACGGCTGAATTTATAATCATTGATTTCAATGTTCTACCAACTGGTGCTGCTTTCCCAGAATAGTAGATGATGAATATTTATATTAAATAGGAGAAATAAAAAATGGCAGAATTATTATCACCCAATGAAATCTTTTATACAGCGTTTGAACCGAAACTGTCAATGCGGTTCATCATGTATATTGAGGGTATTCCATCATACTTGATCAAGGCAGCATCTCGTCCAAGCATTGATCAAGGTGAAGTGATACTTGATCACATCAACATCGAACGTAAGCTTAAGGGCAAGAGCCGTTGGCAAGACGTTACCGTAACTCTGTATGATCCAGTTGTTCCGTCAGGAGCACAAATGGTAATGGAATGGGTTCGTTTACACCACGAATCTGTAACAGGCCGTGATGGTTATAGTGACTTCTATAAGCGTGACATTACTTTCAACTCGCTCGGCCCTGTGGGTGATAAAGTTGAAGAATGGACTTTGAAAGGCGCTTTTGTAAGTTCAGCAACCTTCGGCGATATGGATTGGAGCACAGAAGATCCAGTAACTATCGAATTGACATTGAAATACGATTACGCAATATTGCAATTCTAATTGTATTAAAAATTTATGTAAAGATCCCGTCTTATGGCGGGATTTTTACTATGCGTTCATATTTATAATAAATTAAAGTTATATAAAAGGATTCTTATGGCAACAGTTAATGACGAGTATCAAAAACCAAACAAACATTCAGTCGATCAAGTTTCAGATGAGCAATTAAAAGCTTTGGCAGTTCAACAATTTGAACAACAAAAAAGTCATGCTCCTGCAACCGAAAAAGAAAAATACGATTTTCCTACGGAAATTGTAGAACTTCCTAGTAAAGGATTGTTATATCCTGCAGGTAATGCTCTTTCATCTGGTAAAGTAGAAATGAAGTATATGACTGCACGTGAAGAAGATATTCTTACTACCCCTAGTCTTATTAAACAAGGCGTTGTGTTAGACCGTTTATTTCAATCTCTAATTGTAGGGAATGGTTTAGGCCAAAAGATTAACTACGGAGATTTGTTAGCCGGTGATAAAAATGCTATTATGATTGCTGCACGTGTGTTAGGATACGGCAAAGATTATGAAGTTAAGCTTAAAGCTCCATCAGGTGAAGAACAAAGTGAAGTAATTGATATTAGTGAATTGCAACATAAAGAAATTGATGAGTCATTATTTACACCAGGACAAAATCGTTTCAAATTGACATTGCCAGTATCTAAACGTAGCATAGAAGTTAAGTTGCTTACACATGATGATGAGAAGCGTATTGACGAGGCAACTGCAAAAGCCAAGAAATATAATAAGCTGCGCGGAGTTGAAAGTAACGTTACCGTACGTTTGCAACATATTATTACTGCGGTAGATGATAATCCCGAGCGCGGATATATTACAGAGTTTGTTGAAAATTATTTCTTAGCTCGTGATATTCAATATGTTCGTGAATTTTTAGCAAAAATCCAACCTGATGTCGAACTTACTTTGACGTTCACAGATGCCGGCACGGGGGAGCCATTCGAGGCACAGTTACCAATCGGCGTGGACTTTTTTTGGCCTAGCGCCCGAGTATAGGCGCATACTACACGAACAGATTTTCAGTCTGGTTTATTACGGTAAAGGTGGATTCACATGGTCGGATATTATGGCTATGCCCATATGGCTACGTGTGTTTTACATCAAACAAATCAATAAAGCTGTCGAAGCAGAAAATGAACGCAATAAAAAAGCGTCTAGAAAATCTACAGGCGTAGCACGACCTGGTATAACTCCATCAAAGCCGAGATAACAGATATTTATTAAAAAAGGAGCTATAGCAGATGTCTAAAAACCGTATTGACGAAAATGTCATGAAATATATCATTAAGCTGTTTTTTCCGGGATTAGAACGTGATATAGTAAATGATCCGGCGATTCAACGTGAACTACGAGAAGTTTCTAAGATTGCAGCTGACTTCAATGAAAAATTGGAACGTTTAGAGCAATTAACCGGTAAAGATTTATCTAACTTATATTTTAAGCGTAAATAATGATAGATAAATCTAACGATATTACCAAATCACTTAACGTGCAGTCATATAAAGATGTTGACTCTCTATTGGACAATATCTTAGAAAAGCAGACACAGATTAGTTTGCAATCGCAGATTGAACGTACTGCAAAAACTTTGAAGCTTAGTACTGACCGAGCTACATTGCGAGTATTAACTGAACAAGCGAAATCGTTAAAAACTCAAGAAATAAATGCAGCTAAACTTGCAAAACTCGATAAAGGTCATATATCTAATCTACAACAACAGCGCCGATCGATGCAAGATCGCTTTGAAATTGCAGATGCTATATTAAAAAAAGATCAAGCGTCTTATAATTTACAGCAAATAGCAGCTCAAAAGTATAAAAAGTTTACAAGTGATCAATTAGATGAGTCAATTAAATCTCGTACTGAATCATTGCAACAGCAATTAAAAGGTGAACAGCAGTATAATTTATTATTAAAAGATGGTCTCGGCTTATCTGAAAACCTTGCCAAGCAAGGAATAATAAATAAAGAAACGCAGGATGATTTATTAGATATATTAGAACAGAGTAAAGATCCTGTACAGGTAGTTGAAGACTTAAACGGTAAAATATCAGATGCATACCAAGCAGGTAATGAACAATTGGCTCTTGGTTTAGGTTTAATGCAAGATTTAGCAAAATTTGAAGTTCAACGTATTAAAATACAAGAAACAATAACGGAGCATACTGATAAAGCTTTAGGTAAATTAACAGCATTTACTGACCAAGTACCATTTGTAGGTAAACAGATTAGTTCGTATTTAACGGACGGAATGAAACGTTTTAATCAAACGTTAAGTAAGTCATTAGTCGAAGGCGAGCGTGGATTTTCTGCTTTAGGAAAAAGTGTTGGGAAGTCATTTGGTATAGGCGGTACAGTATTATTAGGTTTAGCTGGCATCGGTATTGCGTTTGCAGGTTTATTTAAATTAATAACAGCATATGATGACAGAATATCAGATATAGCAAAATCGATGGGTACGACTAAAGATGCTGCAAATCAAATGTACGCTGCCTCATTACAGTCCGGTATCAGTACTGATCGATATTTAGAATCAGTTAAAGCATTGAATGCAGCGTATGGCGGCATTAATAGAATTAATGCTAGTAATGCAAAATCATTTGAAGATGAAATTAAGTCAGTTAATACATTAGTAGTAGGATTCGGGTTAGCTACAGATGAAGCTGCTGGATTAAGTGCAGTGGCTGAAACCTTAGGCGGTGATACTAATACAATGACCGCTGCTGTATTGGAACAAGTAGACGCTTTAGAAGCTGGCGGTAATTATCTTGTTAATCAATCTGAACTATTAAAAGATATAGGAAAATTGGGACGTGTCAATGCAATGGTATTCGGTAAAAATGTTACTGCATTAACAAAGGCAGCTGCAGCAGCTCGTATGTTAGGTACTGATATTAATACTGTTATAAAACAAGGTGAAAAACAGTTAGATATCGAAGAAAGTTTGACACAGGAAATGAGGCTACGAGTATTTACCGGCGCAGATATTTCTAAAGAAATGGATGCCTTCCGTGAAGCTTCATTATTCGGTAATCCAGAAGATCTAGTACAAGCTAAACTAGATGTTAGTAAAAAAGTTAATGATGCTATTAAATCTGGTGATAAAGCTATGATTAAATTAGCAACACAGTCATATGCTGATCTAATGGGTATGACAGCTGATCAAGCTGCTGAAGAATTTAAAAATCTAGACCTTATCGAATCTATGGGATTCAATATGGCTGATTATTTAAATGGTGTTGTTGGGGATGAAGAAATATTAAAACGAAGTAAAGAGTTAGGTGTGCAACAACGTCAGGAGATTGAAAATATGCTCAAACGGCGTCAAGGTCAAGCTTTATCCGATCAATTCAATGAGCAAATGGAACGTTTGAAACAATCGTTAGCTCCATTAATGGGTGCATTGGCTGAGACATTACCTAAATTAGTGCCTGGAATTATTTCATTTGTTGAAATATTAGCTAACATGGGTAATAAATTATCGACAATGTTTGGCGGATTGTTCGGAGCTAGTAATAGTTTTCAAAAAGCTTTAGAAATTACACCAGAAAAAATTGAAGAATATGCTAAAGCCAATGATAAAACACTTGGTGAAGCTGAACAGGAATTGAGAGCACAGGCAGAAGCACAAGGCACTGCGCAAGAAGATAGTAGTTCTAGTTTACTAGGTATGGCTGCAGGAATTACCGGAGCAGTTGCCGGATTCGCAGTATTAAGAAAAACTATTAAAGGTGTTACTAAATCACCACTATTTGAAACTATATTCGGTAAAGGTAAAGAAGCGGAAGCAGCCACATCTACATATGAAGGTACGTTACGTGCATTGCAAGATTTTTACGGTAAGGCAGGAGCCGCGCCAGGTAAATTTGATGTAAAGGGTAAAGAACAGAAAGAAAAACCGGGCATGTTAAAAAGTATAATGAACTTGTTTAAACGTGATAAATCTAAAGATGTAGCCGGCGAAGCTCAAAAAGAAGCTACAGATAAAAAACCAGGATTATTAAAACGCGTTGGTAATTTCTTTAAGCGTGATAAGACTAAGGACGTTGTTGAAGGAGCACAAGAAACTGCAACTAAAAAACCAAATCTTTTAAAACGTTTTGGTAATTTGTTTAAACGTGATAAAACCAAAGACGTATCAGAAGAAATGCAGGATACTGCAGCTCCTACAGATAAGAAACCAGGACTATTGGGACGTATAGGTAGTTTCTTTAAAGGTAAAGGAAAAGGTGGCGGTAAGTTAGGGGCAATTGCTGGATTAGCTGGATCGGTATTATCATCCGATTTAGCTCAAGATGCTATTACATCTGTAGCAGGAGAATCGCCTGCAGGTGATATTGCTACTAATTTAGCTACAGGTAATGTAGGAGCAGCAGCTGGAGATTTGGTTGGTGGCGGAGCAGGAGGCGGCGCACTTACAGCGGGAATAGATGCTGCAATGTCCGGCGGCAGTATAAAAGATATTGCTGGAGCTGCTTTAGGATCATTGTTAGGAGGCGGAGAAGAAGCTGTAACTGCTGAAGTGCCAGCTGAGCCAGAATTGACAGGTGATTTCTATAGCGACATATTTACCTATTTAGATACGGTAGTTGAAAATCTTCAACAGATAGTTCAAAATACCGGAGGAAGTTCTGCAACTCCAGGTACTCCAGAAGCAGAGGCAGCTGAAGAAGGCGGTGGTGGTATATTTGATATGGCTAAAGACTTATTAGGTAAAACCAAAATAGGTCAAAAGATGGGAATAGGCCAAGGCGGAATGATGGATTCTATGTTAGATATGGTTACCGGAGGAGGTGGAGGAACTGGTGGAGGTGGAGGTGCATCGGGTGGCGGAGGCGGAGCTCCTAGCTCTAGCAGTAGCATGGGCGGATCTAGTAAAATGCCAACAACACCTGCAGGAGGCGGTGGAGGTAGTGCTCCAACAGCTGCACCTAAAGGCGGCGGAGGATTTTTTAGTAGGATAGGTGATTTCCTGTCTGAAAAATTAGATCCTTCAAAAATGTTTGGCGAGAAGGTAGGCGGATTTTTAAAGACAGGTTTTGCGAAAGCTTTAGGGCCAATAATGGCAGCTATCTCAAGCATAAGTAGTATATCTACATTAATTCAAGGCGGTAAAAGTAAATTAGCTGCGGGTGAAAGTATAGACTTTGGAGACTTTGGTAAACAAATAGTTCAATCTGCTGCATATCCGATCGTGTCATCATTAATAACTCTTATACCTGGTATAGGATCTACTATTACTTTAGCAGATCAAATAGGTGGCGCGTTAGGATTTTCTCCAATTAAATGGCTAACGGATAATTTGATTGATTTATTACCTAACGAAGCATTTACAGGATTAGGTAAATTTGCATTAGGAGTAGAAGGCCAAGGGGCTCAACCGCAAACAGCTCAGCCGATGATTGAAGGCGGTATGAATGAAACCGTTAAAGTACAAGCCAATGACTTTGTAATAGAACCTAATAGCAATGATAAGATAGGCGGAGTATTAGATAATAAATCTGTAACTGAAATGGTAAGTTTATTGCAACAAATGGTAGGATTGATGAGTCAACGTCAAGAAGTTGTGTTATCGCCAAGTACAGCGAATGCTATTGTAACAATGGGCACATCTAACAAATCGTTTAAAAAATAAAGTCGGTATATGGCACTAATAGATTTAAAGTCAGATCTAAGTTGGTACGGAAAAACACCGCCAGCCGGTGTAGCCAATAATGATAAAAATATTACACGCTTTGTTTATAACGAAGATTTAACTGTAAGTGTTACTCCTGCAGGGCAATTGCCACGTGTATCTGCAGATGGATTACCTTTAGATAACGGGTCGTCTACACGTAAAGCACAATTAGGTGAAGGTACTAGATTTCCAATTGGTCCAGAGGGTCAAATACATCAGTTTGATATTAAACGAACTGGTTGGTATATAGGTCGTCCATATTCTGCAATATACAATAATAGATTGCCGTTTGGATTAGCTGCTTCATATACTAACAACTCTCCTATTGATGATATGTACAATAAGTTTAAAGTACGTGATGAGGCATATGATCCATTTGGTTATGCTAAACCGCCCTTTATCTTACGTGGTATTCAACAAGATGGAAGTTCAGATCCACAACGTTGGGGATTAGCAGGCACAGCATTAGCTAATGCTAGTATGGAAGTACCACGTGGAGGTATTGTAGCATCCGTTGAACGGGCCGCATTAGATGCAGTACGATTAGGTAAGTTTTTGATACGTCCGCAAGGATTGTTATTTTTAGCTAAGCAACAATTGTTGCATTTAATGAATCCTAATACAGAGAACGTTACTGGATATGCCACTACACCAACTAGACAAAAATTATTTAATCCGGTAAATTTTTTAGCATCAGCTGTTGGCGGAATTGCAGGTTTACGTTTTAAACGATATGGACTTCCATTCGAGGGTGATGGTGATACATATGAGGGTGTTCATAGAGAACAAGATTTAATTAATATAGCACGAGATCCTAATCGTCCATTTAATCGTTTAACGGAATTAAATTTTCAACGAAAAGGTGGAAATGAGGCTCTTAGATTATTGCCGCAATGGGCAGCTACTAGTGCAGCTTTAGGGCCTGATTCGGTAGGCGGTATTGGGATTACTAATTTTACAAAGTATGAATTATATAATACCTTTATACGTATACCAGGAACTATAGGCACTACAAGATCTTCGGAAGATGCTTTATTTACAGCACGAAATCCATACGCTGGTAACGGGTCTGGTGGTACATTGACAATACAACAACTGGATACTAATGATCATCCAGATGCGACAGCTACTACACAAACATATAGTGTTATTCCGTTTTATGTTAAGTTTCCAACATATCTTAAATTTTCATTACGTACAAGATATGAGTATCCAATAGGTTTTGGTAATTCATTAGCAGAACTAACTACTTTTAAATCGCAATTAGCATCACATGAAGATTTTATTCGAGGTATTGGTAATCAAGCTGACTTTGATGAACGATTTAAAAAATTCAATGTTCCATATTTAGGTACGTATACTCCTAACAGTCCGATAACAGGCGATACAATTGCTGGAGAAGATACACGTGAAGATTCATTAGAATCATTCGTATCACAAAAAACAGATGCTAGAAAATTAAAAGATAGTATTGTTGAATCACTATCACCGACGTTCCGTGGCGGAGTATCGCAAACAGAAGACCAAAAGATAGTCGAAAATCGTACAAATGCAGATAATATACGAAACTATAGGGCATTGACATACGGCGATGTACGACGACTTACAGGAGCTGAATCATATCGTGGCCCACAAAACGGACAATTATTAGATTTTCGTACAGGTCAAGCTTGGAGTACATCTGATGAATATCGTAAAAATACATTAGAAAACTATTATGGATATACGCCATATAATGCAGCTAATAGAAAAAGATCTAAACCAGACCCTATCAATAATACTCCGTACGGTACTGAATTATCTGGAGTAAAAGATTTAATTAAGTTTCGTTTCGAAAGTGTAGGATTTTCTGGCACAAATGGCAGACCTATAATATTTAGGGCTTATATTAACAGCCTAAGTGATTCATTTTCGCCAGGCTGGAATCCATCACAAGATCAGGGCCGTGCCGATCCTAAAGTGTTGTATTCCAGCTTTGAACGTAGCATAAGTTTAGACTTTAAGGTAGTAGTTCATTCGGCAGATGAGCAACATAATGTATGGGATAAATTATCGGCGCTAGCTAGAAATACATATCCTGTATATGCCGGATCTGGATTCCATGGCCAGTTTATACGTGTTACTATTGGAGATTTATATGTTAAGCAGTATATGTATGTAAATACTTTACAGTATGATTGGGATCAGGATACGCCATGGGAAATAACTGAAGGAGTACAATTACCTATGTATACTAACGTTAATATGTCATTGACATGGGTTGGTACCTCCAAACCGAAAGCCGAACAAATTCCGTATAGTTACGGAGGTAATAGAATACCGGCAGTATATAGTGATGTACCTAATAATTCAGGTAATGAAACATATCAGGCCCAAGCAGATAATTCGCCAACTCCTGCTGCAAATGATGCTAGTCTAGATCCTACAAGTTTTGACGCTAATGGTAATGAAACGGTAGACGGGCAGCCAGTAGGTACGGGTACTGTTTTAGCGCCTACAAATTAAAAGGATAGATAATGAATAGATATCAATATGCTAAATTAGATAAAGTTACGGCTCGTAAAGCTTATTCGACTGTACGATCGATAGAAATACCAAAAAGTTATGCAGATCGATATATCTTTTCTAAAGAAGGAGATCGTTTAGATTCATTAGCATATGAGTTTTACGGAGATACTCAACTTTGGTTTATATTAGCTAATGCAAATAACTTAGGTAAAGGCACCATGGTCGTCCCTGGCGGGTTGCAGTTACGTATACCGCCAGATTCTATCATAACAACCATTAATGATTTATTACAAAAGGCAGAGGAGAATAGATAATGTCACTGTTTAAAAAAAATCCGGGCCGAGGAGCTCCTGGTCACGGTAAAGGTTATAAATACAAAAAACGTTTCAATGCAGCTGTATCTGTAAATCTCGGCGGAGCTAAGCTACCATCTAATCCAGATAGTTTTGAAGGTACATATGGCGGAGGTGGCCGACCCCAAGTACAATTAGATTCTGTTACAATTACAGAAGGAGATACATATGGCCATTTAACACAGGTAGAAGTTACGTTTACGTGTTTTACTATAGGCGCGTTTAGTAAATATGCCGCATCTGCATTTAAACTCGGGGCCGATGCATCTGTATCTGTAGGTTATGCAGAATCAGGCGCTCCATCGGGCGGTAAGACATTTAGTAATCTAATGATCTATAAATACAATTGGACTACTACAAAAGATAATTATGTTCGTTGTACAGTAAGTTGTATGTCAGCTACCCCGTTAATAAATCAGGCAGATGTTAACGTTAGTGCTAAATTAGCTGGCGCAGGTCTTACATTTACAGACGTATTAGAAGTAGGCGGGCCTGGAGTAGCTACGCCGGTGCAGACTATATCACAGTTAATGAAATATCAAGCACAGGGCGGCGGCAGCGTAGCTACGAAAGATGTACCTGACGGGTTTTATAATGGTGTACTAGTAGTTACGAATCCAGGAGTTACACAAGGTGATGCAGATGAACAGACGAAAAAAGTATTAGAGATAATGGCAGCAGCTGGCATTCCAGTATCATATGATAATGCTAAATTAGTATATTGCACTTTAGAATGGTTTGTTCAGCAGATAAATACATATTATATTCCTGATGAAGGTAAGTTAGTAGGCGTTACTTATAAATTTGATAAAACGGCTGAAGGCGCAGGATGTTTAGCTGGAATATGTAGTGCTGACCCATTGAACATTTTAATAGCAGGTGGAGGTGCCGGTGATTACGGTGCAGCTGCAGATGTACCAGATGAACAAAAATTATTAGCTGAGAGTAAAGCCAGTGCACCACCAGCGATTAACAGTAATACTATTAACTGTAAGAATATTTTATTATCGTCGTCGTATATAGCATCAACAGTATTCGGGGCAGCTTCAAAAACAGAGAATGCTCCAGATAAGTCAATAACGCCAGATAACGGTCAGCCAGCTAAAGTAGTTTTTAGTATAGGACAAATGTTCGAAAAAATATTTCAAGATATTGTTAGTGCTACCGGCGGCAATATTCATTTGGCTACCTTGCCTAAAGATAAAACAATGTTAATATGTGCATATAATCATAATGATAACTCAAATGTAAGTCCTGCAGTATTTGATCCTATTAGTGGTAATCAAGCTATACGATTATGCGAAGTATCAGCTGCTCCAGCTTCTAGTGATGCATATGCAATTGCGGTACTTAATAGAAAGTCAGTAGGCTCTGGTGCAGCTGGAGCTAATGGTCAAGATACAGCTGGCGATCCGGGTAATGCTGCACAAGCTATTAGAGATGCTAGAGAAAAAGGATTAGTGCAAGAAAAGTTTAGTGCAGCTTCGCTCGCTGGATTAAAGGAACAGTTAGGTAAGTTAGTTAATAATGCAACATCTGAAGATGCATCTAGCGGTAAAATACCACATCAGTACGGACAATTTCCGCTTAATCTACAAGTAACTATGGACGGCTGCGTAGGATGGGAGTTTGGTGATGCTATCACAGTATCATTTTTACCTGGTTACCAGAAAGGTGGTAAGGGAGTATTTATTGTACAAAAAATAATTCATACTATAGCTACAAATGATTGGGAAACTAAATTAGAAACTGTATTTACTATAATTTAAAAAATGTAACACGATGGGCCGTATAAAAATATATTATCCAAAAAATGAAATTGAAACCGGGTTCTATGCTAATCCAGGCGAGTTTGTTTTAGAAGATGGTACCGAATATATAGGTAGTTATTGCAAGGCCGATGGAATATTACTAACTGGTAATAGCCCAGGTAGAAAAGCTAGGCGTTTGATATCAGTTGATATTTATCACCTACGTGAACCGAATATAGATTATTTTAAATTGAAAAAATTAGCATTTGATAAGCATGTCACTCCAAAATTATTTATGCCAGACCCCGGTAATAAAGAGTATAAGAATGGCCAGTTTAAACGTTACTTTGTACAAAAGATAAATCAAAGTAACTACATAATGGAAATTGATAAGCAGCAATACGATGATGCTAATGGTAACAATAAGCCTGGCATTAATCTTAAGTTGTTCCGTAAAGGTATTGTAGATTGGGTATTGACAGGAGACAATCCAGCAGATACTAATAACCGTACATTGTTGTTAATGGAAAAAACATATCCAGGTATACGTCAATACTTTTCAGATTTTTCAGAATTTGTACGATAATATTTTGATTCGTAGGATTTAGCATTTATATTAAAGTAATGTTTATCGAATCCGAATTAGAGTTACGTAGAATTATAGAGTCGTTGAGACTAGGTGATAGTTTTTGGATTCCCATATTCTCTGATCCGTATAAACATTATACTCAAAATCGTATAACGGCATTATACATTTATAGTATTGCAGATGATCTAGACTATTTCGTATCATTCCATAATTCGGATTGCATAAACTTTAATACAGAACTAATACAATCGTTTACAAGTTCATGTAATATCTTTGTATTGTCAAAAAAACGATTCAATTATACCTACTCAAATACATGTTATGATGCCGATCTATTTGCATGGTGGCATACCGGACGAATGTTAGCATTAGATGAAACCAATACCTCTGCTCATGATATGTGGAACAAGTGGTGGTACAATGAAAGCAATACTAATGATTGGCTTCCTGCTACAAAACATCTAGAACGGTGTCGTGCCATGCGAGATGTATTTATACCAATATACAATGCATATAAATTAACTACGGAATTTGTTAGCTATGAAAAATATATGATGGATAACATGTTCGGTATTGAATGCAACGGTATATGTGTAGATCCGACATTGCTGCAATCGCATTTCGATCAGACTACTAAGACCGGATTAGTATATTCAGAGTATAATCCGTATACCAGTACTGGCCGACCTAGTAATAAATTTGGTGGTATTAATTATGCTGCATTAAATAAAGAAGATGGTAGTCGTTCAATGATACGTAGTAGATTTCACCGTGGTATGTTGCTGGAATTTGACTATGATGCATTTCACGTACGGCTAATTGCAGATCTGATAGGATATCGATTACCAGATGAATCCGTACACTCGTATTTCGGTAAACAGTATTTCGGTAAAACAGAATTAACTCAGGAAGAATATGATCAAAGTAAACAGATGACGTTTCATTTGTTATACGGAGGTATTGATTCAGACTTTGAAAAGATTCCATTTTTTGGAAAGACTAAAAAATATATCAACGATGTATGGAAGCAGTTTAAACGTAACGGAGTTATTCATACTCCCAAGTTTAATCGTCCTATACCGGCACATATGATATCAGATGCTAATGCAGGTAAAGTATTCAATTATCTATTACAAGCGACTGAAACCGAGCATAATATGTTGGCCATTAACAATGTACATGAATTGTTAACGGGCTATTCTAGTAAATTGATTTTATATACGTATGATTCTCTTTTATTTGATTTTGATCTAGATGACAGTAAAGATCTCATCGTTAAGATAAAAGAAACAATATCAGCAGGCGGATATCCAGTAAAGATAAAAGCGGGCGTAAATTATCATGCCATGACTGATATGACTACCAAAGTCGGTTGAATATTTATACGTATACTAATATTTATAAATAAAAAAGCATCATGACAGAGTTACCAAAGTCGATCGTACAAAATGTTGTATCGACACAAGACGGCATTATTTTACCAAAGACACTTACTACGGATCTAGTGGATCTATTAAATTCTGCAATTGCAGAAGAGTATTCAGCTCACTATTTTTATCGTGGAGCTGCTAACTGGTGTGCTGGTGTAGGTTATACAAAGGCGGCTGCATTTTATGCTGGAGAAGCGGCAGCGGAATTAGAACATGCTGAAAAACTACAAAAGTATCTTGTAGATTGGAATGCTACTCCCGTACTTCCGGCAGTTAGATTTTCTGGAGAATTTGCCCATTTGATAGATACAGTTAACAAAGCATATGCCATCGAATATCAGTTAGGCGATAAGTATATGACATGGGCTGCATCAGTGTTCCAGCAACACTTAATGACATTTAATTTCCTACAGGAATTTGTAGATATACAAACAGCTTCTATTGCAGAAACATCGGATCTATTAAATGCAGCACAATTGATAGATGTGTCAAACAAATTGGATTTGTTACATTATGAAGAAAGATATTTCGGTTAAGACTATTGATCTAGACAATCTTCTAAACGAAGATGTTGCAAAACAACCCGAGCAACTCACAGAGTCTGTTAGTGAGCCTGTAACGGAAAAGCCTAACATGGATTGGGACGCTATTATCGCGGAATGGTTTTATCGTTTACCAAAAGGTTATGCAGAACAACCATATAGTGACAAAGAACTTCAAATTCTAGATCAAGTTGTCAATGAATATAATAATGGCGAATTTAAACCTGTCATTACAGAAGCTAAGTTATCTCCAGCCGGTCAACAGTTTTTACAAAAAGTACAAGATAATGGCACTATACGTGACGAAGCTTACCGTAAAATACAAAGCATTGTAACGTCAAGTACTACAAAACAACAAGCCTTATGGAATAAATTATTTCAATCATATACATTGAAACAGTATATTAATGGCGGATGGGAAAATTTTAAAGAATTTTTCGATATCGCGCCCCAAGGGATGGGTCGTGGAGAAATGATGGCTGTGTTAGCTATTCAAGGAGCAGAGTCAGGTGGTACTGAACAAAAGGATTTAATCTTACCTGATGCTACATGGGAAGTAAAAGAAGATCCAGATAATATACGTATGGCCAAATCTGGGTTCGGTGGTAAGTTTACATACGTTAGAGAAACTAAAAAGTTTTATGAGTTATTAGAAAGTATCGGATTGAATAGTGGTGAAGATGCGGATATTATAGAAAATCTTAATAAGATATTCAATTCGGAGAAGTTAGCTGATGAGTTCATGAAAATATTAACAGTTAATTTTCGTGGCGATGGATTTAAAAAGAAAAAGGGTGAAGAGGATGCAGGCGGAGAAAACTTTTTTGATCGCGTGTCGAAAGCAGCTGAATTGCCTAGCGGAGTAATTGAGTTACATTATCTAGGATATAAAGAATTAAATAACTTAGGAAAGTTACTTTCTAAAAACAAAGATTTAATTAACAATGCAAAGTTAATAGTTCAGACATCTAAAGCTGAAGGTGAATTTTTTATTAGTAAAGATGATGCATCTAAAATACAAAAAGCTAAGCCTGATCAAGAAGTGACTATTAAAGTATCAACACCTGCAAAACAAGATACTAGAATATTTTTATATAACGTACTTAAAATTATAAAGTCGTCGTTAGTACAAAATCCAGATCTTTTACCGCAAGACTTTAATGAGCGTAAGCGTGCATATTTTACTGATGATGGATTGCCTGGGTTTGTTTATTATTTATCGGGCGATCCAAAACCATATTTAGGTTATCCGAAAGATTTTATTATCTATGCAATTTCTCAAAATATGGGTAAGATGATGATAGGAAAATTAGCTAGTAAATATGAATTTATTAAAGCGCAGATAGCTTTAGGATAATTAAGGATGATGAGTGAAGCCACAACTATTATGCACATTTGCACACCGTACGGATTTAGATATAATTGTTGATTATATCGTAGCATCGTACATCATCGGCGAACGCCGAATGTTTGTATTTTCAGATGCTGAAATGCGTTCAGATTGCTATGTTACATATAATGTAGAGACAGCTGATACTAAACGTATACCGAATACCATACTGATACATCGTAAAAAAGAAACCAATACCATGTATACCGTTAACGCGCTTAACACTATTATACGTGAAGCTAACAATGGTATATTAGATAAGACTTACATTATCAATTGGCCATTATATAATAATTCATTGTTATTAACTAATGGTGATGTATTACGACACGTAAAATTACAATTATTCAAAAGAATTGATTTATAATAATATATTTATATAAGATATGGCATATAGAATAGTAGCAAAATCACCCAAACATTTAAATGATATCATAGAAGATGTCATGACATGGTTTGAAACTGCACGAGATTATCGTTCAGAATTTGACACAGAGTCTCGTAAATTCGCCGACCCGGCCACGAAACAAATTGTTACTAAGAAAATAGATGTTATACATGTACAAGATCCTATGACTGGTAAAAAAACAGTTATTAAGTTTATACCTTTACTTCGTCCAGAGGAAATGAAAATTGAAATGGGTGGAGACAATGAGCATGTTATGAAGGGTAAACTTAAGAACATGATGAAGGGTCGTGGGGAATTTAAAACTTATAATAAAGATACGCTACGTAAAATGGAAGGTAAACTAGCAGAATCAGATGCCGCTACCTTGTTAAAACAACTAGGCCAGGAACTTAAATCTCATGATTGGAATTATCAGTATAGTGATGATTCTAGATATTATAAACGTGGTAGTCAAGAATGGGAGTCTATTCGCAATATTATATTACAAATAAATAAAATGGGATTGCAAACAGATGGAGAGACGATATGGAAACAGTTCGCACCATCTGATCAGAAAAATAACTATCCGGAAAAAATAAAGGAAAATAATATGAAAAAATCAGAACTACAGCAAGTCATTCGCGAAGAAGTTCGTAAAATGTTAAATGAAGGATTATGGCTAAAAGAGACAGAACAAGATTCTGACTTACGCGCAGCTAAACAAAATATCGTAACATGGATGCGAGATAATGGCGTTGAAAAACAAGAGATGACCTTACTAGATGATTATATCCTAGAAATTTGCCAAGCATATGCTGTATGGTATCAGGATCAGGCTGATATGGAACGTATGTAATTTCGTTCCGTGCTAATTAAACAAATAACAATTGACAAATA